TTTGGTATTAAACGGGCGGTGAGGTGATAATGGGCCGTAACGCGATACACAATTGGGAAGAGTTACTTAAAGAATATTTAGCATCGGAGTATGTTACTAAAACAGATTTCGCAAAGGCAAAGGGTATCAATCCGAGCCTGCTGCGTAGAAATACAGTGAATTGGCCGAATAAAGGTATTTGCAAGCCCGGACCCAAGGCTCAAGTTAAAGATAAAGTATCAAAAAAAAATAGTAATAATGTTACCAAAAAGGATGTTACTAAACAAAGTAACACGATAAATAAAAAACGTGTTACTGATAAAAGTAACGATACTAAAAAAGTTACTGAAAAAGTAATCAAGAAAAAAAATAAGAAGGCATCGAAAGAAGCTAAGGTATTAATAAAAAATTATCTTGATAAACCCAAAGAGCAGCTCACTGAAAAAGAGTTGCTTTTTTGTTTTTATTTTGTAAATAAGCACCAATTTAACGCAACAAAATCATACCAAGAAGCTTTTGGATGCAGCTATGAGACTGCAAACTCGGAAGCTTACAAACTAATGGTAAAGCCTGGTATTCGCGCCCAAATACAGCGCCTTAAGGAAATAAAGTACCAATCCATCTTGGTCCAGGCCGATGACCTGGTTGAAAAGTATATGCGGATTGCTTTTTCAAGCATCACTGATTTTGTGGAATTTGGCCGGGTTGAAGTTGTGATTGGAACGATTAAGCGGAAAGTATTCAATGTAACAAGCGGCAAGGAAGAAAGCATTGAGTTTCCACTGACCAAGATTGTAAACGACGTCCGTTTCAAAGAATCATCGGAAGTTGATGGCTCCATAATCAAATCAATTAAAAACGGGCGTGACGGTGCATCAATCGAACTTTTAGACCCACAGAAGGCCATGGAATGGCTGGAGCGATACTTTATGTGGAGTCCAATGGACCGCCACAAGGTGGCTTTCGATAAGGCAAAATTGAAGATTGAGCAGGAAAAAGTAAATATTGAACGCGAGACAGCAAATAAAGGTAATAACCTTACTCCGGAGCAAGGAGTCAAGATAGTAGATGATATAAATGGCTGAACAAACTCAAGTAGCAGAATCAGTCACTAGGCTTTCAACCATCGTTGGCAAAGCATTTTTCAAAGTTCATGTGTTAATTAAAACACTTGCTTATACTCATTTCTGGTTTAAGGGTGGCCGCGGCTCCTTAAAATCGTCGTTCATCAGTATCGAAATTATTCTCGGTATGATGAAGGACCCGCTGGCCAACGCGATTGCTCTCCGGAAGGTCAAGGATACTTTAAAGGATTCCGTATTTGAGCAACTGCAATGGGCGATTGATATTCTTGGTGTCAGTGCTTATTGGGATGCCAAACAAAGCCCACTATCATTGACGTATTTACCGACCGGGCAGAAGATTCTTTTCCGCGGTGCCGACAAGCCGAAGAAAATAAAGTCTATCAAGTTTTCCAAAGGCTTCTGCAAATATGTTTGGTTTGAAGAACTTGACGAGTTTTCCGGGATGGACGAGATTCGTCTTATCCTTCAATCGTTACTCCGCGGCGGCAAAAATTTCATAGTATTCTATTCTTACAATCCGCCGCAGTCGATAAAGAACTGGGTCAATGAAGAGGCTTTAATTGATAAGCCAGGGCGATATGTTCATCATAGTACTTATCACGATGTTCCCCGGGAATGGCTCGGGGAACAGTTTATTATAGAGGCCGAACATCTAAAAAAGATAAATGAAAAGGCTTATGAACATGAATATTTAGGTGAGGCCAACGGGACTGGCGGCGAGATATTTCAAAATGTCAAGCTCCGAGTTATTACGGATGAAGAGATATCCCATTTTGATAGAATTCGTCGCGGAATTGACTGGGGATATTCAATAGACCCGTTTGATTATGGTTCATGTCACTATGACAAGACCCGCCGAAAGCTGTATCTATTCTCGGAAATACATAAAGTCGGCCTGAGTAATCGTAAGGCTGCCGAGCTGATTAAAGAGGAACAGAAGCAATTCGGCGGCAATCCGATGATTATCTGCGATAGTGCTGAGCCGAAGTCAATTGATGAGATGCGCGGATATAATTTGCGGGTAATCGGCGCCAAGAAGGGACCGGATTCCGTTGAATATGGAATCAAGTTTCTTCAAGACTTGGAGGAGATTATCATTGATCCGGTACGTTGCCCGAATGCTGCGCGGGAATTCATCAATTACGAATTAGAGAAGGATGCCAAAGGTAACTTTAAGGCAGAGTTCCCGGATAAGGATAATCACTCAATAGACCGCGTTCGCTATGCTATGGAAAATGATATGATTGAACACTTTATGAAGGTTGGCAAAAAGCCAGGAGGGTTTTAGACATGGTTTCAGCAAATCTAAATTTTTGCCTCATCTAACTTTTTTAGTATATACATTGTCGTTAATCCCCACACGATACCAATCGTATTGTTAATTGAACTTGTTAAAGTGGGGACTTTATATAATCCAGGTACTTGGTATATAACGACAATACCACGAAAGATAAAAGAGATCAAAAAAGAATAAATCATACTCTTTATCCAACAGGCCTTTGAAGTTACTTGAGGAATCAAAAGAGCCATAAATAGACCCATTAAACCAGTCCAGCAAAATTGGACAACGAGAGAAAATATTAGATCAAATAGATTATTTGGTTTATCTCCAGTCATAATGATGCTTGCCCAATCAACATATCTAGTTTCTACAATCTTAAAGACGTAATAGAATGTGAGATTTAATAGATTTAAAGGAATTGCTCCAATTATGCCGGCAATGAAACCTTTAAGAGTTCTATCCATGTGAATTTGTCTTTCCTTTATTCATTGTTTTATGAGTTTAACCAAAGAGTTTAGGCCTTATTCTAATCTTAAATTCATATGCGGATTCGGAGGTCATCCCGTCAATGCTTAAAAACGACGTCATCATTTCCGGCAACCAATGGCCGATAGACGATACAACTGAAAAAGAACGCCTTCGTCGTATCCATGAAAATAATATTCTTTTCCGGGGCAAGCTCCACGAAGTCCAGTCAATGAAGCTGTGGAACCAACGCGTAACGTCGGATTGGGATAAGCGCGTCCCGGCTTTGGTGGCCGCTAACTTTTATAAACCGATTACTCTTCTCTGTGCCGATCTGCTCTACGGTGAACAAGGCGAGCTGCAGGGAGCGAAATGTACCAATGACAAAGCCAACGAGGGCTTAAAGAAAATCATCGAGAACAACCGGTTCAACTCTCTGGCTTACGAAGTCGGTGGCCTGGCCGCGTCGTACCGAAAAAATGGTTTGTATTCCATTGCCTACGATGATGTCACTAAACAGGTTAACATCTATCCGCAACCGGCTAATTATTGGTTTCCAATTGTCGACCAGGGCCAGGTTAAGAAGGTGATGAAAGATATTATCGCCTGGCCGGAAATCCATAAGGGGAAGCTTTATCTCCGGAAACAGATTCACACCCCGGGAGTTGTGGAAAATTACGTCTTTGAGCTCAACAATTCTATGCTGGACCCCAGTAATAAAAACAGCATTGCCATTATCCATGAAGGGAAGATTGGGCGGCCGGTAAAACTTGAAAAACTAGGAATCACAGTGCAGGAAGTTACTGAGACGCGAATAGATCGTTCCCTTATTGTTAGTTTCCCCAATTGGGGTGTCGACGATGATATTTACGGCGTCGACGATTATGAGGACCTTGACACTCTGATTTTAGAGCTCGCTGTTATGCTTAGCCGTAATAGTATGGTGTTGGCTAAGCATACCGATCCGTCGATTACTGGCGATGCAACATATTTGCAATATGATGAAAAAACCGGAAAATATGAAGTACCCGGAGGCGGTACATTCTGGCCGTGTGAAAAGGATGGAGTTAAAGCTGAATATATGACTTGGGACGGTAAACTCGAAGCCGCCGAGAAACAAATTGACCGGCTCATCGAGCTTATTTTTTATATTAGCGAGACATCGCCGGCCGCTTTTGGGATGGACAAAATATCATCCACCGAATCCGGGACTGCCTTGAAAAAGAGGCTAATGAGAACGATT